ACAGGTACTGGCTTATCGGGAATCATGATCAGCGGTTCAACTCATATTTAGCAAACAATGCAAACCAATTCGGAGGGGTGGTAGGTTTTGACCTAAAAGACCATTTCAAGGAATGGACGTTTGGAATGTCATTGTGGATAAGTGGGGCAGAGCGACCCATTGTTATAAAGCATCGAATCGCGGGTGGTGTTCACGCTGCATACAATAACACGATGAAAGCAGGCACTCACATCGTCACAGGCCACACACACGCGCAGCAAGTCTATAGCTGGTCTGATTACACAGGCCACAGGTACGGCGTGCAATGCGGGACAATGGCGAACCCTCACCAGCCCACGTTCGATTATACAGAAGATGGGCCAAAGAACTGGGTCAGCGGTTTTGTAGTCTTGACGATCAAAGATAGTTTTCTTTTGTCACCAGAATTTGTAAAAGTACACCATGCCGGTGAATATGAGTGGCGCGGGCAGATATGGAAGGTTGAAGAATGATGAAAGAGATTAAGCCGGTTGATTACATTCTTGCCAACCGACTGGGTTATTTAGCTGGTAACGTGGTTACATTGCTCACCGAGTGGCAAATAACGCGAGACGTTAAAGTGCTAGAACAGGCGCAGCAAGAAATCAACAATTTGCTAGAGCGTGAGAGGTTCATTGAGGACAGAGAAATTGCCTACCGTAATAATTGAAGACATGCTGCCAAACACCCAAGTGACTGTGATCATCAGCGAATTATATGAGTTTGATGATGACCCAAACCCTCCAGCAGAAAAGCCAGAGGATGAGGAGGATAAAAGCGTCTGGCTAGTTAGCAGTCAAGGGAAAGGTTGAGGTAGTCACCGTAACGCCAGAGCAAACGCGCTGGAGGCAGCCCAACAGGAAATTGCAATCCTGCTGGAGCGAGAGAGGTTCTTAAACGGAGAGGCTAAATAAATGTTTCCTACTTCGTGCAACCCATTTGCCCTCCATCTCTGAATACTTCACCCCTTTTAATTTTTTAATACTTCCGTCTGGATGCACAAAGTCTGTCTTCTGAGCAGTTAAACCGTGATAGGTAAAGTTTGATGCTTTGTAAATAGCGCCAGTGTGACCCTGCGCTGTGTCTGCGTATGTGATAATTAGCCGCAAGGGATAGCGTTGTTGCAGAAGTTTGATTGATTGAGATATAAGGCGGGAGGGTGAGTTTCTAGGCGATCCGACCCTAAACGCTAGTCTTGTAATCTCCAAGACCCCGTGTTGCTCATCACTTTTGTAAAGGCCGTTGATGTTTCTAGCGTTGGGAATCCCGTAAGTTATTGCGCCCCAGCAAAACGAATCAAAGACCGCGCCAAAGCTATACATATGCAAGAACCCTTTGTCTCCGAAATAATGATTGGCCTTGTAAACTTCAGCCGCTAAACCCTTGGTGACTTCTTGTACTGAAAACATCTTGGGCGAGGTAGGGGGTTTTGCTGTGATGCCGAACAAATCATCCTGCATAGCAATCAGGCTTTAAGCTTAGGTAGTCGTTGTGAACGCCAGTGCAAACGCGCTCTGAGTATCGAGCTGCTTCTGCTTGTTCTTCTTCAAAGTCACCTTGACCGGCTAGGCCAAGGGCGACAAGTACAAATAGGGCGAGGGGGTAGCGTAGTTTCATTTGATTGCCTTAGTTTGCTGATGGTATAAGTTCGTGCAAGTCGCGCACATTGCCTGCCATGTAGTTCTTGCATTCAAGAATCTCATCAAGGGCGCGCAAGGCCCACTCATAAACGTCTTGTGTGCCACCCCACCATTCTGCGGGTTTCTCAGCAGTCAGCATAGCTTCAGCGTCTTCGAGGCTGGGCAGATCAAATGGCAGTTGTTTACCTACTGTATAACGGTCAGCAATATCTATGACCAGTGCTTCGATCTGGTCTACTGTTTGTTGGTTGGTCATTTTGTCGTCCCTGTTTCGTTGTTGATGGCATCTATTATAAAAGAAACCTTTAAGATAACAAGGGGGTAAAGTGCAAAATATCAATAAAAGTTGCAAATACTTGCAGTTTTTGGGGTAAAATAGGGGCTATCACAGGCAAATTGAAATAACAAGGACAGTAAATGGTCTATTTAGAGCGTTTTGCTTATCTTGACAGCGGCACCCTTGGCAAAGTATGGGTTGGCGATTGGTCTTGCTACACGATAGAGCGGCCTTGGAAAAACAACGCGCCGAACGTTAGTTGCATTCCAGAGGGGGAGTACAAGTGCGAGCCTTTCACCGGCACTAGATTCCAAGACGTTGTCCAGATCCTCGATGTGCCAGACCGCACGTTCATTTTGTTTCATGTTGCTAATTTTCCACACGACGTGCAGGGCTGTATAGGGCTGGGCAGTAGGTTTAACTCAGACGCATTAGAGCCAGCAGTGTATGACAGCAGAGTAACGGTAGCTGAATTCTTTGTTCAAGCTGGCAAGTCATTCGATCTTAAAATACAGGGTGTGAGGGCAGAGCTATGAAATGGGCAGCGATCAAAGGGTTAGTGGGCGCAGTTGCTCCAACAATCGGCGCAGCTATTGGCGGCCCAGTAGGTGGTGGGGCAGGAAAGATTCTGGCGCAAGCGCTAGGCGTCGCCGCAGAACCACAAGCAGTCCAACGCGCACTCAGTGAGGCATCGCCAGAGCAATTGGCTGAAATTAAGAAAGCCGACCTCGACTATAAAACTCGCTTGGCTGAACTCGAAGTAGACATATTTGAGTTGGAGACTGCCGACATTCAAGACGCTAGGAAAGCGCACGAAACCGACTACACGCCCAAGGTATTGGCTGTCATGGCGTTCGTATTCTTTGGGGGTTATGTGACTTTGGTTACGGTACAACCGCCAGATCAAAACTCAGAAGCAGTTATTAACTTGGTCTTGGGCTATTTGGGTGGGGTGGTATCAGCGGTAGTATCATTCTATTTTGGCGCTAGTAATAAAAAAGGTTAGTGGTTACTATCATCGAAATCCTTTGTGGAGCGTGGTTTGGCTAGACCGTTAAAAGAAATAGATTGGGATCAAGTGGACGAAATGTGCGCTATTCACTGTACTGGTGAAGAGCAAGCTTCTGTTTTAGGTGTTGATTACGACACTCTAAATCGTGCTTGTCACCGTGAGCAAGAAATGAGTTTTGCGGATTATTTCAGACAAAAGAGTGCTAGTGGTAAAATGAGCCTGAGAAGACGGCAATATACCAAGGCGATGGAGGGTGATAACACCCAGTTGATATGGCTAGGAAAGAACTGGCTAGGTCAGACAGATCAGCCAGACGTTGAGGCTAAAGACCTACCGCCGATAGTCATAGAAAGAGCCAGTGAAGCTAACTAGGCCACAAGATGACATCTTCTTTAGTGACTCACGCTTTAGGGCAGTTGTTGCTGGCAGAAGATTCGGCAAGACCTACTTGTGCGTCTATGAGTTAATCAGGCAGGCACTCAACGGCAAGGAGCGCAACTGCTGGTATGTGGCCCCAACTTACAGGGCTGCGAAAGATATTTGCTGGGATATGCTAATCAAAGCGATCCCAGACCCTTACATAGTCAAGAAGAATGAGACAGCCTTAACGCTTACTTTGCAGAACGGCTCAACTATCTCTCTCAAAGGGGCTGAGAAGCCTGATAACTTGAGGGGGAGGGCGCTAGACTTTGTAGTGCTAGATGAATTTGCTGACATGAGGCCAGAGGCTTGGTTTGAAGTGCTTAGACCTTCACTGTCTGACCGCAAAGGTTCTGCGCTGTTCATTGGTACGCCAAAGGGCCGCAATCACTTCTATGAGGTGTGGACAAAGGGCGTAGATGGCGAGGATGGGTGGCAGTCATTCCAGTACACTACAATCCAAGGGCAAAACGTAGACGCTGAAGAAATCGAGGCTGCAAAAGCTGATCTTGATGAGCGAACGTTCCAGCAAGAGTTTGAGGCCAAGTTTGTTAACTACTCAGGCATCATCTACTATGCGTTTAACCGCGAGGAGAGCGTGCGTAGAGGCGTTTTGACTGATGACCTGCACATTGGCATGGACTTTAACTTAGACCCTATGAGCGCCGTTGTGTGCATTCGTGAAGGCCAGACATTAAAAGCAGTTGATGAGATTGTTATGTACGGCAGCAACACTGACGAAATGGCAGATGAGATCAAGCAGCGGTATCCAAATCGGCGTATAACTATCTACCCAGATCCAGCAAGTAAGCAGCGCAAGACCAGCGCAGGGGGCAGGACTGACTTGTCTATACTACAGAACGCGGGTTTCACGATTAAGGTTAGGAATGCCCACCCAGCCATTCGTGACAGAATTAACGCAGTAAACAGCCGCCTTTGCTCTACAAATGGAGTGAGGGCGTTATACGTTGACCCTCAGTGCAAGCAGACTATCGCTTCACTGGAGCGGCAAACCTACAAGACCGGAACAAGCCAGCCGAATAAAGATGACGGCTTTGATCACATGAACGACGCTCTGGGTTACTTGGTCGAGTACCTGTACCCAATCAGAAAACAGAACCAAATTACCCAACCACAGAGGTGGAGTTGATGAGCACGAATATCGAATACCAACACGTCGATTATGATAACAATGAGAACCGCTGGGAGTTTTACCTCCGCTCATATATCGGCGGTCAAGAATATCAAGACGGCAGTTACCTGACCGAATACTTGAACGAGTCAGAAAATGAATACGCCAGACGCATAGCCCTGACCCCGCTAGATAACCACTGCAAGAACGTGGTTCACATCTACAGTTCGTTTCTGTGGCGCACCCCACCTGTTCGTGTATACAACTCACTTGCTGGCAATCCGGCGCTTGAGCAGTTTATTGGTGACGCAGACCTTGATGGTATGAGCCTCAATAGCTTTATGAAACAGGCTCAGGTGTGGTCGAGTGTGTATGGCAATGTGTGGATCGTTGTAGACAAGCCAGAGTCGAATGCCACTACTAGAGCAGAAGAGCTAGACCAAGAAATCAGGCCATACGTTTCACTGTTCACCCCAGAGAATGTATTTGATTGGAAGTGGGAGCGCACACGATCAGGCCGCTTTGAACTAAGTTACTTGAAGCTGCGCGAGTCAGTAGACCGTGAAGACGCTACAACCAAAGTGAGTTATTTCCGGTTGTGGTACAAAGACCGCATTGAGTTCTGGAAGTCTGACGGCGACAAAGAAAGCAAGCTAGATGAGATGACCAACCCACTGGGTAAGATACCAGCGGTATATCTACCGGCTGCGCGTGGCGTTAGTCGAGGCATTGGCATATCAGACCTTGCAGACATCAGCTATATGCAAAAGGCCATCTACTCAGAACTGTCTGAAATAGAGCAGTTAATCCGCATTAGTAATCACCCCTCCCTAGTTAAGACCTATGACACTGACGCAAGTGCGGGGGCGGGTTCAGTGATTAACGTGTCCGATGATATGGACGGCAAGGTGCAGCCTTACTTGCTACAGCCATCAGGCCAGAACATAGACTCAATACGCGAGAGCATCAAAGACAAAGTTCAGGCCATCAACCGCATGGCCCACATGGGCGCAGTTCGTGGCACTGAGGCAATTACTATGTCAGGCGTGGCGATGCAAACTGAGTTCCAAATGCTAAACGCCAAGCTGTCAGAGAAGGCAGACTTGCTTGAGTTAGCAGAGGAGCAGATGTGGACGCTGTTTTGTAACTGGCAGGACGTTACCCCAGACGTTGAAGTGTTCTATCCTGACTCATTCGACCTTCGGGACTACGACAAAGAACTAATGTTCTTGCAGCAGATGAAGGCTTCTGGTGTTCGCTCTGTTACGTTATCTCAAGAGGTAGATAAGCAGATTGCCGATTTAGTGTTAGACGATGAGAAGCTGGCACAGTCACACCTAGAGATAGACCAAGGCACAACTGTATTGGGTCAGTTCCCAGTAGAGGGTGAGGGCTAGAAGTGGCCTCTGTTGACGCATACTCTGACTTTCTTGAGCGTCTTGCAGACCAGCATCAGCGCAGGCTGGCTGAGGCGTTGCAAGTCTTAGAGCGGAGTATTGCTGCATTGATTGACTCAGCGCCGCAAACGCCAGAGGGCGATTTGTTTGATGCTGCGTGGGCTGTTGAGGCTAGAACCTCAATTAGACAAGCGATGGAGCAGGACTACCTTCAGGCAGTTCAAGAGGTTGTGGGAGATTATCGTGGCGTGGCATCTGAGCAGCTTGCCATGCTGCAAGAGTTTGGTGAGTTCACTAGGTTGCCGCCAGAGGCAATATCAGGGTTACAGCGCCAGTCATTCCAAGGGTTTGAGGCAATAGCTAATCAACAGCTAGACGTTTTATCCAAGGGCGTATACGAAGCAACACTTACTGGCAGGAGCAAATCTAGCCTTGTAGAAGAATTGAGAGGGAGCATCAATGGAATCTATCAAGCAAGCGATCAAGAAGAGATTAGACAACTTGTTGAAGTGGCTCAAAACACAACTGGAGCCACACAGAAGGCGGCAGTTGATAAGCTGCATTCAGTCTACGCTGCTGATCGGCTGGGCAATAATATGCGGCGCTATGCGACACAGTTGGCAACTGATTCGCTCAATCAGTATTCCGCGACGCTGACAGCGACAACCGCAAACGAGCAAGGCATTGATCACTTCAGGTATTACGGGGACTTGATAACCGATAGCCGTGATTGGTGCAGAGATATAGTCAACGAGAAAGACCGAAAGAACCTGTACACAAGAGAAGAGATGGACACCTTGTGGGAAGACAAGGCATGGGCTGGCAAAGCTCCCGGCGACCCTCTAATAGTCAGAGGGGGGTATAACTGCCGCCACCAATGGCTACCAGTGTTTGTAGACGAGGACGAAGATGAGTAAAGAATTAGACCGCGCTAGAAACCTATGCGCTAGACGACCAATACCGCCAGCAATCCGTGAGCTACTTGGCCCACTGGCTGATGCGGCACCTGAAGAAGAAGAGGCAGACTTTGACGACCTGTATACAGTTGTTGACGAACTGCTCCCACTCCCTAAGAAGACCAGAGGTAAGAAAAATGCCAAAGATGAACCCAAGCAAGTACGGCAAGAGCCTGAAGCAGATCGGCAAGAAGAAAAATAAGCGAAAGAAAAAATAACGGTTGACTTCTCTGTGAAGCTGCTATAATCCCCCCAACTCGAAAGAGGTGCGTTACATGAGCGACGAAATCATGGCTGAAAGCGTGGACACTGAGGCCACCGAAAATACCACTCAGGAAGTGAAGACCTTTTCACAAGAAGAACTTGATCGAATTGTTGCTGATCGTGTACAACGCGAAAAGCGCAAACTGGACAAGAAGCTAGAAGGCATTGACTTAGAAGAAGCTCGTCAACTCATGCTTGAGCGTGAACAGGCGACCATAGAACGCCAAAAAGAAAAAGGCGAGTTCGAGTCGATACTGAAGCAGACTGTTGAAAAGAAGGATATGGAAATATCGCAGTACAAGCAGCGGCTTGAAAGTACCCTCATAGATGGGTCGCTTTTATCGGCAGCTAGCAAGTACAACGCGGTTGAACCTAATCAAGTGGCTCAGTTGTTGCGTAGCAGTTTGAAACTTGCCGACGATGGTTCGGTTGAGGTTTTAGATAGCAACGGGACAGTGAGATACAACGAAAAGGCCGACCCTCTCTCAGTTGATGAGGTGGTAGGTGATTTTCTAACGGCTAACCCTCATTTTGTCAGGGCCACCCCATCGGGTGCTGGGACATTAGGTAACGCTGGCGGCTCCACACAGAAGCCTCAATCTGTGGTTGATATGGTCGATAACTGGAATAGCGGAGGGCGAGAAGCCTACCGCGCATTGCAGAAAAAGACTAAATAACCAATTTTTTGATTAAGGTATAAAACAATGGCTGCTACAACCAGTACAACCCTAGACGATCTATTTGCCAATATCATTGCTCAAGCTCGCTTTACCGCTGAGGAAGAGTCATTGATGCTTGGCCTTGTTACACGCTACGACATCGCAGGAAACGAAGGCAAAGTTATTCAGGTTCCTAAGTACCCAGCAATCACTGCTGCTGCTTTGACTGAAGGCACCGACATGACAAGCACAACTGTTTCAACTTCTTCTGTGGACATCACAGTTGCTGAGGTTGGCGCACAAGTAGTGTTGACTGACCTTGCTGCTATGGGTTCAGGTAACCCAGCACAAGAACTTGGCACCGTGCTAGGTAACGCAATCGCTACCAAGATGGACGTTGACCTGTTGGCATTGTTCGACGGCTTCAGCACCTCTATTGGCGCTGCTGCTCAAGAGATCACTGTTGCTGACTTGTTCAAGGCTGCTGCAACTCTGCGTAACGCGAAGGCGCAA